ACCGGATGTAAACTTTCTCCACTTAATCATGTTAGCGATCGTCTGATGACGCCATGTGATATTGGAAACTATATCTGATAGTGTATCTACTACAGTTTTCCAATATTCGATTTGTGATTGAAGTGTTTGTATTTGATCGTCGCTTTCATAAAAATAATCCATATCGCTTTTCATGGGTTTACTTAATCCATCAAACGGATCATAGTCCCAACCCTTCTCATCAATAGTTGTCTTATCCATCTTGCCATTTTTAATGTATCTCCGCAATATTATCTATTTATATCCACACCAGATAAAAAAAGAGGGAACCGAAGTTCCCTCTTAGAGTTCTATACTTATTGTAATTCTAAGCTTGTATAGATTAAGCGTTGTCTAGAAGACCTGTTACCTTGAAGATACGGAAGTAAACGTTTGTACGATTTAAACCAGTATCATTTACAGGTGCTGAACCTGGATTTGAGAATGGGTTTGCAATCATGCCATAACGTGTTTTGAAACCGATCTTAGGTTGGAAAGAACCTTGATCAACAGCACGAACCATTGTGAGTGGTACATATGGAGCGTAGAATAAACCAGCGTCATATGGGTTTGTACCACGGTAACCAACAGTTACGTAGTCTTGTGTAGCATATGGATCGATGTACACTTTGATCTTGCCGTTTAATACGCCAGCAAATGTATTGCCAGTGTCGTCAACTGCTAAATCAACTGACATAGCTGGATTGTATACCAACATGCCAGAAGCAGCTAAAGCTGTTGCAACGTCTGATGAACAAACGATGAAGTTGCCTTTACCTCTACGAGTATCTTTGGCAATCTTATTAGCTTCGCGATCGATTTGAACTAAAAGACCTTTGAATTTTTCAACTGACCAACGACCATCAGCATCAGTTACCAAGTTAAACACACCAGCGTTTGTGCAGTTAGCTGTTTGAGCACCTAACTTAGCTTTAACGTTGATTGTACGGATAACTTCGCGGTTGATTTCAGCTAAGATTTCAGCTGAAAGGATGTTCGCTAATTCTGTTTCAGCGTCAAGACCATGAACTGCTTTCAAGTCTTGTGCTAATTCCATTGTGTATTCAGCTTTCAAAGCACGTGTCTTTGCAGTCACTGTAGCTTTTTCAATACTGAATGCCATTTGAGCAAAAGCGTTAGTTGAAGAATCACCTAAAGCTTCAGACTCAGCTGTAGTCATACCACCACCAAGACCGAAGTCATCAGCGATTGTGTCAGCAGCAGTTGTACCAGAAGTACCAGAACCACCAGCGTTAACTGTTGTGTCTGTACCTGGAAGACCGTCTGATGTACCACCGTGTGTACCGTTCTTGTTAGTAGCTGTAGAACCGTTGAATGAAGATGATGAGAAATCTGTATCAGCTTCGTTGTAAAGCGCTTCTGTACCGCCTTGTGAAGTGTAACGTGATTTCATCGCGAAGATCAAACCAGTTGGACCTGACATTGGTTGAACACCAGCGATGTCATAAGCGATAAGGTTAGGCATTGAACGACGAACCAAGCTGATTAAGATTGGGTCAAAGTTTGCAATGCTACCACCAGTTGCGTTTGTTGGAGCAGCTTCTTGTAATGAACCGTAAGAAGATTGTGTACGCTCTTCAGCAAGTGCCTTCTCTTGGTTTTCTAAAATAACGGCAGTAACTGCGCGTTTGTACGGGTCTTTAATCTCTGGAAGATCTGCGTGATCTAGGACTTCAGCCCATTTTTGTTGTGCTTGTTCAGCTAAAAACATGTTATGTTTCCTCTTTATTTTTTAGTAGTACGGGATATAGCGCTTAGATAAGCTGCCATACGTGGAGAAGCAGTAGTTTGTTCTGCAGGTTGCTCGTCTGTTTCTTCACTGATTGTTGTAGGTGCTGTACCCTTGAAGTGAGCTTCTTTAACGATGACAACTTTCTTAGTGAAAGATTCAGCGTCATCAAAGTCAATACCTTCAACGAGTGACTTAAGCTTTTCAGCGTCAGTCGCGATCATACCTTCAGTAGCTTCACGGACAATCTTTTCACGTGAAAGTTCTTCAACTTTCTGTGCAAGCGCAACAGCTTTTTCAGTGTGAGCTTGTAATTGACCTTCAAGTTCTTCAACTTGTTCTGCTAAACCGTCGACTAGATCGACTTTACCTTCTGGAACATCAATGTAGTGTTCAACGAATACAGTTTTTAGAGAGTCAATAAAGCTTTCTGCGATCTCAGCACGGAGGCCAGTCTCGACAGCAAGTTCATTTTCTTCCATCCACTGTTCTACAACATAGTTCAAGTAACCGTCGATCTTCTCAACGAGTTCTGAACGAATGCCTTCTACAGCTTCGTCTAAGTTAGATTGATACTGCTCTTCAAGTTTATTTTTTTCTACAGCTACGCGAGATGTCAAAGCAGCTTGGAAAAGAACCGCAGATTTCTCTTTGAATTCTTCTGATAAGTTGGCATCAGCTTCAGTAAGAGCTTTTAGTTCTTCTGTAACATCGATTTCAACCACAGCTTCTTTAACCTCTTCAGTAGACTCTTCAGAGAAAAGTTTACCGTAGATAACTTGAAGATCTTCTTTTTTCAAGCTAGACAATTTTTCAACTGTTGCAGCAATGATACCCGATTTAGTTTTAGGGGCTTCAGCTGTCTTAGTAGCTCCTAGATCAGCAAGGGTTTTAGCCTTGTCGTCTTGGAAGTCAGCACCTTGACCAAATTTGGCAGACTTAGCGTCTCCCTTTGAATCAATAGTTGCTGCTGCATCTTCAGCTAGTTCCTCAGAAACTTCAACGAGTTGTTCATCACTAAGCTTTACGTCGTCTAGTTGATCTTTGTTAAGATCTTGTTGTGACATTCAAATCACTCCTTAGTGTTAAAGTTTAGAGAGGAAATGTTGGAAAACACGTACTTGAGCTTCAGCTAGCTGAGCCTTTGGCGTTCTCTTAATTTCAGTCTCAATCTTTTCAATTTCTTGAGGTTTAAAAATACCGTTCTCTACAACCCATTCTACACCTTCCATGATTCCGTTAACGAAAGCAGCCGGCGCAGATGGATCTTGAACGATATCAACGGTAGCTAAGTGAAAATCATCTTTCACATAGTTTGAACCGTTTCTTTCCTCAAGACTACCCATACCACGAGATGATACTCCTAATTTTACACCGCCTTCGAGCAAACCTTTTACGATTTGACCCATAGGTGTGTTTAGGATTTTTGCCTTACCTACTACATTATTACCTTCAAAGCGAAGGTCTGTAATTAGGTGAGAAACTTTGTCAAGGTTAATTGTTGGACCATCAGGATGGTTAAGTTCACCAACAGCTCTACCTTGTTTAACTTGCTCTTGAATATATTTTTCAACAGCAGGTTTTAAAATCTTGGATTCATATACACGACCATTACGATTTTTCGAATCAGCCATCATAAAGATGCCTTCAATAAAGAAGTCTTTAGATCCGTTTTGTTTAGCTTCAGTTATAACCTGAATGTCTGAATCAATTTGTTCTGTAATTAATTTCATTCTTATGTCCCTAAAGCTTGAGCTGCTTCATTAGCAACTTCTAAAGCTGTTTCTTTAGTCCTAAAGGTTTCCACCTTTTGGTCGTTTATATAAATGTAATACATGCCGAGAGTCTCTTTCACCTCGACTTTATCTGTGCCAGCAGGAAGACTTAATAAAATCTTTCCGCTTTCACGAATATCCTTAAGCTTCTTCAGTTCCATTTTCAGATGCTACCGTTTCGGGTTGTTCTTCTACTTCAGCATCATCAATTGGAAGAGCTTCTTCTTGTTCAGCCTTCGCTTGCACCTGACCATAAATGCTTTGGGCAAGCTCTATCTTCCTAGCTTGAAGGGCATCATTAATCTTATTATTCATAACACCATCAAATCTAGCACGCATTTGTTCTTGGTTACCAGATGCGATAGCGTCTAACAAATCATTTGCTAATTCACTCATCATTGCCTTCTTTCAATATATTTATAAAATATTACGCTTTCACGCGTTCGAATTCTGATCATCCAACAGCGGATTAGCCGGTTGATCAGGGGTTGGTTCAGCAGGCGCTTCAGCCTGTTGTTGTTGCATCATCATTAACTCTTGTTGTGACGGAGGTTCTTGTTCCATCTGAGCATCCATCTCTTCAATATCTTGGTCAGACTGTTGAAGGATATGTTTACGGATCCACATTTGTGAATAGTATTTGCCAGCAAAAGGATCAACCAATGCTAGTGTCTGCATACGCTCTCTTAAAATCTCGCTGTTCTTGAGTTCTGCAAAATAGTTATCTTTCTTGAAGTCAATGATTAGATCTTCTTTGATGCTTTCCCAATCTTCTCTTGAGATAACACCTTTTAAGATCAGTTGTGACCTTAAGACTTGCATAAACAAGTCAGCAAACTTCTTACGTAGACGACTTACAAACTTATGAAATTTTAACTCGTCTCTCGATATCTCATTAGAACGACCAAGAGAGAATCCAGTCTCTGTCTCCATGCGAGACATTGGTACATTCAATGAACGATATAGTTTTTTCTGGAAGTAAATGATATCTTCAATTTGACCAAGGTTTTAGCCACCTGGTAGTGTAGAGATCTCAGTACCTTTACCGCCTTCACGACGTGGTAACCAGAAATCTTCCAACATAGCCATATGTTTACGATCATCTCTAATTTCACCAGTAGTAGCATCATAAACAATCTTATTCTTATATCTTGCCATGATATCGCGAAGATATGATTCAGCTTTACCCTTAGGCAAATTACCTACATCGATATAGAATATACGACGTTCTGGTGCACGAGCCATACGATAGATGACTAATGAATCTTCCATCATACGCAATTGGTTTACAGGTTTTAATGCTTTGAATAGATATGAAAGCATTTTCTTAGAAGTGCTATCGATCAAACCAGACGGTACATGAACGATAGAATCTTTAGCGATCTTAAGACCTTGTGTACGAGGACCACCAAATCCACCCGGATTTGAATAATTTCCCATCAATGAATCATTATAGATGTAGAATTCATTAAAGCCTTTTACTAACTTGGCGCCAGTAGCTTTATCTTTTTCTTCAATGACTGAACGAACTTTACGAATTTTAATAGAATCGATTGGACGTAATTCTAAGATACCTGCTTTAGGATTTTTTTCATCGATGATCATGTGATAGTATATTCTACCATCAACATACCATTTGCGGAATATATCATGCGCTTGATAATTAAATTTTAATAATTTAACTACATTATCAAACTCTTGTTTAATTAATTTTTTGATTGTGTCTGGATATTTAATATCATCAGTAATAATATCAACGGGTTGAACATCATCATCAGCTACGATAGCTTCATTAACGATATCCGTGATGGCAGCATCACACTCAGGATAAAGAGAGATCTCACGATACTTTTTAATTAAGTCCGAGTCATCCTTAGCCTTAGTGCCCTCGATATCTACGTATTGACCATAGTACCCACCTTCAGAAACAACGGTCGCACCGTCGTCAATGTCAGGTGCAACAAACGACTGTTTCTTCGCCTGTTCTTCTTCTTGCTTTTTACGTGATATTTCGAAGCCGAATAATTCCATTTTTATGCCTTTATAATAACAAAGTGAGGGAGAGGGTTTCCCCTCTCCTTCTATTTACCAACGTTTAATTAAGACGTTGTATCAGATTCCCAGTACTGAACTTGAAGTTCTACTTGGAACTCTTCAATTACGTCTACTGAATCATATGATAACTCAATTGCAGATACAGCTGTTGGGAATGTTGAGCGGAAGTTATACACTTTCACTTCATTTCCTGCTTTATCTAATTGAGCAACTTGCATGTCAGCTTGATAATCAATAGGATTTGTTAAACCTGTATTGTTACGATGCTGATTGATGCCGTTCATCCAACGTTCAAATGCATTACGCACTTTAAAGTCGGTATCATTGATTACTGTGATTGTCCATGGATCGAATGTACGATCTCCGGCAATCTTTAATTGACGACCACGGAAAGGAACCAATACTGTGCCAACAACAGATGCTGGTAATTGAGCAGCTTTAATCATAAAGCTTGTCAATTCAACTTCACCTCCAGCGTAAGCTGGAAAGTTAACTGTTGCCTTGAACAGATTGGGACGCGCACCGCCGCCAACTAGTTTTGATTTAAAATCATCTACGCCTAAAATAGCCATGATTAACCTCCGATTTCTGCAAAGTCAACGCCTGTACGAGTAGCGATGAAGTTCAGAGTAATAAAGTTAATAGAACGTGCTGGCTTGATGTAGATATCTGCAACAAACTGGTTGCTGTCGATGATCTCACCGGTGTTGTTTGTCTCGTCACAAACTACTTTGAAGTCTGTAATACCACGACGACCTTGAATTTCCCTGAGGAAAGGTTCTGTCATGTTACGGAACATAGCACGAGTGAATTCGTCGTTAAGCTCGAACAACTGATACTTAGCAGCAGTTGAGATAGCTTTTTCTAAGATGATAAACAGACGACGTACGTTAATACGATCGAATGCAGATGGTTTGCTTAGAAGAGTCTTATCGCCAAATAATACTGTACCTTCACCTGGGAAAGCAACGATTGGATTAATACGTTTTTTGTATAAATCATCACGTTCAGCCTTTTTAGGATTGAAAGCAATCTTTGTGATACCTAACAATTGACCACGGTTGAAGCCACTTGGTGGGAACCAAGCATCTGCAACTTCGTCTGTATTAGCGCAGAGACCAGCCATATGACCTGCTGCTGGTATCCAACGATAGACGTCGTTATACTTATCATAGATCTTCAACGCTGTTGAGTCTACGAAAGCATATGATGTTGATGTTAATGTGTCAACGAAATCGATAACATCTTGTTTTTGTGTTGTCGATGCTGCCGTTGCACTGATTGGAGGAGAGACAAACGCGATTAAATCTTTACGATTTTCTGCAATCGCGATTAAGTTAGCTGCTTGAGTTTCGCCTGCTGTAGAAGCAAGAGTTGGTGCACCAATCAATAAGTTGACGTCGATAGTTTCTGCATCATTGAATACTTGGAAGCCGTCATCAATATCACCTTCATCAACTGTAGCTCCATCTTCTCCACCAGCAAGATCTTTACTGTATACAGTATCAACCGTTGCAAAGTTTTCAGAGGCTAATGAACCAGCTGTTGTCAATGTAGATAGATGATCTAACCACCAAATATATTTTGATGTTGCATTAATAACTTCTTTGTAGTAGTTTGATGTACCATCGAATTTCTTAGCATCACGAGCTTGTGATACAAAAGCAAATTTTTCTAGTACTGTACCAGCAACACCACTGATGTAACCTGTTCTGTCGTATACGATGATATGCATTTCATCTGCAGTACCACCTTTAGATAATGCGTAATCAGAAGTACTAGGAGCAGAATCGAATTGATCTTTCCAATCTGTCCAAGCTGCATATGATGTAGCATTAGTTACAAATTCAACTGTGATTGAATTACCTAAATCACCAGCATCTCTGGCAGCAAAGCAGCCTTGAGTTGCGGAACCATTTTCATAGTTGGTTTCGTAGTGATCTTTATTTTTGATTAAAAGTCCAGTACCTGCTGTGGATACTCCAGCTGTTGCATTTTTTGCACCAGAGCCAGCGACACGGACTACCTTAAGATTGTTACCGTACTTTAGAAAAGCTGCAGCATTAAAGAAATACGGAGCTGTGTCATCTGTTGGCACACCGAACGTATCTGCTAGTTCTTTCTCTGAAGTAATGGTTACAATCTCCTCTATCGGACCTTTTAAACCTGTAATTACAGTTGCTCCAATTGAAGTAGAGACTGCAGGTACAACGTTTGTAAGATCGATTTCGCGTATTGCTACGCCAGGAGAAACTTGAAAAGCCATTTTTCTCTACCTCGATTTTAAGTTAATATGGATTGTTGAGAGCATAATATGTGCCATAATAAGAATTTTATCACTTCTGCATATATTTATAACTTCGGCATTTCTAGCCATCGAAGCGATAAACTGTGCTCTTCTTAATCGTAATAACGTCGTCTAACCCAGGAGTTGTACCAACTGTACCTTTCTTGGGTTTACGAACTGGCTTTTTCTTAGGAACTGGTTTCGGTTTCTTTTTTGGTACCGTAGGCGCTGTTCTTTTTGGAAGACTCGGCTTTTTAGGCTTTTTAGGTTTTATAGGTAAAGTTCTCGATGTTCCAGAGGGTCGTTTTTCCACGATCTTCTCCTCCTTCTGTTCTGTTGTGGTACTTGCACGAGGAGTACCTTTCCTCATTTCCATATTCGCAGCTATCAACAGCAAAATAGCCAATGGATCAAATACGCAGATGATTAATATAATAACTAATCTAACTGCTTTATCAATAACCTCAACTGACGAATCACCATAGATCAACTCTGCAACGTATTTTATCGGGCCAACTTCTGCTTCGATCTTTCTCAGATCACCAGCAATAGGTGCCTTCTCTACATTAAGTTTTTCAATTGTCTTTTGTGACTCATCAATCGAGGCTAAAAGCGTACGACGTTCTTTCTGTTGCGAACGTCTTAAAGATGCAGCTCTTTCTGCACCCTTTTCATCAGTAGATCTAGCCATCGTTTGGTCTACTGACTCATCTAATTGTTTTAATGCTTTTCTTGCAGCGCTTATATTTTCTTTTTCAGTTGATATCTTATCATCTATTAGTTGAACCTGTGATGACACTCCACCAGAAACAACGCTATGTTCTAAGTGTGATTTTGATAAGTAACCAAAAATACCCATTGAAGTTATCAATGAAAGTATTAATACTGCTATCGTGAAGTAATATTTAAGTAATCTAGCAGTAGTTTGCCAATTACGATATATCCATGAAGCGGCGACGAGTTTAGCTATTTCTAAAGCTACGCCCATTACAATAGCTGCAATAGGTTCTCCAGAAAATATAGCAACCAATCCTGCTACAGAATAATATGCAGCGACAGATGATATTGCAAATGCTGATGCGAATAGTATTAATGTGAAATTCATGGTTGTGGATCTTCTGGCCAATTAAATTCTCGCCAAACCTGCCCTTCGTTATCTATGTGAGTTGCGTTTTGTTCTTCTCTGCCATCATCATTAAAACCAAACGGCAGTACTTCATCTTCTATCTGTTTCATTTGCTGTGCATAGATGTATTCTCTCATGCCGCTATCGATTGATTCAGCAAACATCGGTGTAGCTGCAAACCAACCAAACATCACTAGGTTCATCATCAAGTCGTCATGCATACCAGTCATAGCCTCATATGATTGACCTTTCGAAACGAATGTAGACATCTCTACGATAGTTTCAGCATCAACAATATCAATCTTTTTCTGCTCGACTAAATCTTTAATATGAGAGCAACCAATCTTCTTGGTCCTCTTATCCATATAAACGCCAATGGCATCGGCTTTGACACCATTAGATGTATAGGTATTTTCATATTCTAAATCATAGAATAAACCATTGCATACAACTTGACCTGCATCATTGTTTTCTATGACAACTAATGCTTTATTATACATGTTAGCATATTTATAAATCACATCTGGAAACAATAGCGGTGAGATATTGTTATCTCTAAATGTAGCAACCTGTCTAAACGGGTTAGTGCTTACATCTATAATATTAAACGTTGAATAATCTTGTCCTCTACCCTTTGCAACGTCAACCAATACAATATAGTTATGGTCTTTAGATTCTGGATCTTCCTTATCTTTCTTTATCGGTACTTCATAAACGTTTACACTGTTCATCGAATACAATGGTTCTTTAGATTTTAAAGACAACAACGCATTGGCATTAATTAGTGTATTTCCTGTACCATGGAAGTTATTGCCAAATTCTTGGTCAAATTGTAGTTCAGACGTGTTAGCAATAGTCTGACGCTTCCATTCATCATCACGACCTGGCACATCCCACCAATCCACGCGGAATGCTTTAAAGTCATTAGTATTTTGTACTGCACCTTCCCACAATTTATGGAAAGTATTACCTAAACCATTCGCTGTTGATGTAATAATAACACGAGTAGTTTTACCTGAAGTAATTACAGGATATGTGGATGTATAGAATGTACCATCATTTTCAACGAATGCAAACTCGTCAAGGAACAGTAAGTTAACTGACATACCTCGAATAGAGTTACCAGACGTTGCTGCTGCAACAATGCGAGAGTTGTTTGAGAACTCTATGGATTTCTTATTAAGTGTCTTACAACCTGGCTGTAAAAAGAATGGTAAGTTTTCTAATGCAAGTGTAACACGTCCTAACATCTCTTGCGCAGTCGCGCCTTTATTTGCTAAGATAGCGATCGTTTGTTCTGGTTTAAAGATCGCATACCAAAGAATGTATACGACAGATGAGATAGACTTACCCGATTGTCGACACGCTAAAACAATAGAAAATCGATTATCATTAAAATGATCGAACATGTTTTGCTGATACGGATAAAGACTAAACGGAACTAAACCAGAATCAAGGTTAATGATCTTAATGTACTTATTTGCAAAGTACGAAGCATCATTCATACACTTAATGTATTCTGATAGTTCGTCTTGGGAGAAAGTCTGTTGAACACCGTCTCGTTTAACGAGCGGGTTCCCTAGATACCCGTACTCGTTATTGGTTAGGTGTGTTAGTGTTGACATCGATCACATCATTCTTATTCTTTTGTTGATCAAGAATAAAACGTTGTAGGTCTGTTGTAGATCCTACAAATACATTATTATTAGTTATTTGTTCGGGAGTAGATTTAGCCTTCGGCCCATTGCGAAGGTTTTGAAGCTTTTTCTGGAGATCAGCAAGCTTATCAGTATTATCAGCTTGTGTTTTTAATAAACCCGCTAATACTTCGAAAGCGCGAGGATGTTGCGAGTCTTTTGCAAGTTCCATCATAAGGTCGATAGCTACGTTACCCTTATCAATAAGCTCTTTATATGTCTCTCTCGACACATCATAGTCAACCTGCAGGTCGTCGACCGGTGGCGAAGATTCCAGTGGTGCCGATATCGGCATATTCTTACTAAGGGCTTTTGCTATCTTCTCTTTTTTGCTTTCAATAGTATCTATACTTTTCATATCATTCACTCGCTAAAACCAAAGTCTTGGTCATAATTAATAATTGTTTCAATAACATTATGTGGATCTGCAGGACCAACGTTTAATGGAGAAACTTGATTGTTTATAGTAGATACTTTTTTCAGTGTATCTTGATTTCTAATATTAACAGTAGAATCTTTGATAACGCCGATATCTTTTTGTATCGGACCGTAGAATGCAATCTTCATATTAAAATCTAATGTATAAATTAATGATCTACGTTGTTCAAATTCACCTTCATAATCATCACTCATAGTAACAGATTGGAGAGTGATAGGTACATCTCTAACAAGATCTATCTCAGGTATTTCTTTTACTGTAACTATATATTCTGGATTAAAATACGGTAAAATCTGTTCAGTAATTTGTAAAACTTCATCTTGTGTTTTACCAATGATATTTAATTGTACTGATAAATTATATGGGGCAGCACTATAGATCGTGTTAACTCCGTGAATAGATGGAGTTTGTAATTTTATATTTCTATTAACTTTCGCCATCGTATCATATGAAACAGATGTAATTTCAAATGACATACGTGGTAAGCGAAGCGCAACCTCAGGAGCCAAAAGATCTGGTTCTTCCTTTAAACGTGCTAAGAATTTTTGCTTTGGACCATATGCTAACGGTACTTTAACAGTGCTTAGTACATTACCCATCTGATCACGCTTAACAGTATTAATGTTGTTGAAGAGTGTACCAAATATAGCTACACTCTTTCGAAGGTGCTGGTTATAGAAATATTGACCGAACATCAGTTATCCTTAATCCCAAATTCCACCAGAAGATTGCCATGCACCATCTGTGAATATCATTGTTACAACGTTTGAAGTCATTGAAGTATCGGTACCAAATGGATTAAACGCAATATCAGTAAATACAGCAGCAGTTGTTGAACCGCTATTATTTAATACTCTACCATGATTTACCATAATATACACACCTACATTAGTTGCACCATCTTTTGGCACTAAGTACATAATCTGACCTTCAGTACCATCAGCAAGAGTATAATTTGAACCTGTATTATCAGATAGTTTATTAATGGTTTTAGTCAAGTCAAGAGCAGTTGGATAAGCAGGATCACCACTACCAGTCAAAGCTTGTGAACTATTAACGATAATACCCGGTAATGTTAATGCACCATCATTACCAAATTTCCAATTATGATGAGTCGTATCGTTTGATTCTGTATTAATAATAACATGATGCTCTTGTGCATAACTATTATTTTGGTCTCTAACTGTAACGTTAGCTTTTTCACCACCTAAAATAAGTACTGCTGCAGCTTCATCGATAGGACCACCAGCACGAATATGAACATGCTGTGGTGATGTAGGGTCAATAATTAAATATTGACCGCCTCCACTGCCGTATGTACCACCAGGTGCTATAGCGTATAAATTATTATCTGGCACCAATTCCATAGTACCATAACCATAGCCGTCGCCTGATGCTGTACCAGCACCAATGATTTTAACACCGTCGAACGTGATGTCACCAGTATTTGCACTGCCGAAACCAACATAACCATCCATATCGGCCATATAGCCAAGAGCTTCACCTTCTCCGCTAGGGCCAGTTAATGAAGCTACTTGAGCCCAAGTAGCACCTCCATTAGAGGATACGAATACTTCTTCATCGTCATTACCAGCATAGAACTTACCATTTACATAGTTCAATGCATCAATAAACTGGCCATGACTCCAAGTTATTGTACCTGTGTCTAGATCGACTGGCCAATACGTAGTAGTATCTAATGGAATAGTTAATGCAGTATCTGTATAAAGTTCGTAATCGCCACTATTATTCTTAATATAGAAAGTTCCGTTATAACTTTGATCGCTTGTACCTGGTTCACTAGCATCATGAGTAGTTACTCCAGTGATAGTGATCTTTTCACCGTCTGCTGCTGGAGCGTAATCTGTAAATGAAATAGTTGTGGTTGTTCCGCGAGCAATATCGTTGATACTTGATGTATATGGTTTTGGAATAGACACATATGGACCAGCAGCTACAGCAGGCCAATATAAGATTTGTCCGGCAGTAGTTGCGATCACAACTGTGCTAAGACCACCAGCTGAACCAATAGCTAATTCGCTCCAACTAGGTTCATAGTTAATATAATTTGCAAATGCTGCACTGATGCTAGTGATACCCCATGCATTGCTAAAGGATCCACCACCTGGATTAGCTGAGTTATTATACCACCAGCTATCACTAATAGAACCGCTGCCAACACCAAATCCAAACCAACCAGTAAAGTCTCCCGTTGATGAATAGACAACCTCTGTGAAGCTCATACCATCATCAATCCAGTCACCACTACCAATATTACTGTTACTAATTAGTGTAGTTGTATAGAATGAACCTAAGACAGTGTTATCAGTTGTTAATATAAATCCTGTACCGTTAGTAGCAATATCAGTAAATCGTGCAGTACCTGGACCATCTCCTCCATTTAATGTTGCTGCCCAAACATTATCGAGAGATACTATAGTCCAATCAATACCATTACTACTGTGTTTATAAGTAGGAGTTCCATCAATTCTACCGACTGCAACAAAGTGGCCGATGTCAGCAAAATAACGAACTTGACTCCACGTTACTGCGGAACCTGTATCTGTTACTTGTGTAGGTGCAATGTTCCAATCGTTAGCATAGTATAATCTATCTCCGTCTGGAGTGTCAGCACAATAAACTACCATATTTGGACCTACTGCTACTCTTTCTAAATCTAGCGTAGTATCATAAGGGCCTGTCCAACTTACACCATCGGTTGATCCCCACACAGTTCCGCTTTGATTCACCATCACAAATTTTGAAGTTGCACCGGTGTATGCAGTAGTTTGTACACTACCATCTGGGAATGTAATCGCGCCTTCAGAGTCGAATGACCAATTATAACTTCCACCATAATTGTATGCAGTAAGATTGATGTTGCCAGGTGTACTATCAGGACCATAACTTTGTCCTGTTGCAATATTAATATTACCAGTTTGCCTATAAGAATTACCAGCAGATAATGATAGATGTCCTCCTTGTGCAGATAACACATCACCGACAGCATCACCTGCGGAGATCGATATATCACCACCGTCAGTATAACCACGGCCAGCGTCAATATTGATGTAACCACCATAACCGCTAGTAGTACTATCAGCATCACCGGCATAGATCTTAATATCACCGCCATAGTTTTGAGAATCACCTGCCCAGAAGTATACGTCACCGCCTTCACCAGTTCCAGTAGCTTTTTGTCCTTGAACGATTAGACGTTGTGCATTTTCATTTTCAGCTGGAGTTGGACCAGTAATAATTGCTTGTTGATCTGGATTACCAAACTTTAGAACTTGACCTGATTGATCGCCACCATTGTGTAAGTTTACTGTTAGAGTTGGAGTGTATAGACTACCATCGGGTTTAAATGTCCAATATTTACTATTAACACTAAGTTGTACACCACCACTAGTACTAGGAGAATTACCAATTGTCAGTGCTGATCCACCAGCTGAGTTAGTATCGTTTGGAATAGATATCCATGAATTACTTTCTCCGTTTGGAGATAAATTAATATCAGATCCGCCCCACCCAGAGCCACCATTAGTTGTTCCTAATGTATTGTCTTCAATCTTAAATGAACCCAGGTTAGCAGCGCCACCACTTGGGAATGGATCGCCATATGTCGGTGCCCATGGAACTGATTTCCAAATCTCAGGCTGATTTAGTTTAATTATGATGCCATCGAAGTCTGCTATATTACTACCAGACTGATAAGATATCGTGATTTCATCTGCAAAAGAGTCATGTATAATGTGTTGAACATTACGACCATAACCATCATATGTAACGTATAATTTGGAATCTTGTCCTAATACATGCGCATCAACTAGATCTTGATATTCCGGTTTCCATTCTGCAGAAAATGCATATGAACCTGCCGGAAGTTGAAACGAAACTTCATAGTACGTATCTGCAACGCTAACGAAAGAACCGTCAAGCGTGCATAAGTAATATGGATTATTATCTACGTCTAATTCAAGTGAAACCGATGTAATAGTTCGAACAACTGTTCCATCTGTAATAGTCCAATCTTCTTGTGGAGGTAACTGACCAGCCAATGGATTTTCTATTTTTAACGCAACGTCGTTAGTTGTATTGCTAAATCTAGCTTGTAGTGAAAAATTGATGTCTGGATGTTCATGAGAAAAAATAAAATTTGTAAATTGATCTTGTTGTATATAATCTTCTCTACAAACATAAAGATTTAAACCATCAAATGCCATATTACCAGCAACGTGTCCATCCACACCAGCATTATTTGGAGGTGCACCAACAAATATGCCTAGATCCGGACGATTAGATAAGTCATAGAAGTCTCCGCTGATAGCCACATTTGAAAAAGAAGGTTTATTTATTAAGTCGCTATAATCGCCAGTCTTTAATAAGTTACCGCCTGAGATATTAATTCCATCAGAAGCTAGTGCCGTGTAAATCTCTTCAAAGTTCGATTTGATCTTTATTCCACCAGCACGCAGTGTATCACCGGTCTTATCATTATTAGCTGTGCCTACGTTAAGTACTTGTTTTGCCATGATTTTTCCTATTAAATTCTGTTATCTTGCATCCCACGTTGCCGTATTTTCGTCAAAGCGTAAGATGTTGTTATCTAGTGAAATTGCTGAAGGTTCGTAATCTGATAATGTAAGTTGTTCATATGCTCCGCCTGGTTCTCCAAACGGATTTGTTTCTGAGAAATCAAGTATTGTATCTCCAAAATCTTCAAAGTCTTTATTTTGTGCATTTGGATCATTAGGTAATTCAAGAGTACTACCAGCTGTGGTAATTAAAAATGCGGCGCCAGATGTCATACCAATCAATCGACGTTCTACAGCAGCGTCACCAATACCGGATTCTTGGAAGTACCTTGGTTTTTTATCTGTAGATCTTATTTGATTTACTGTAATAGCTGCAGCGATACCGCCAGAAAAATTAACAGAAGCTAAGTTACCATATACAAATATTGGTCTATTGTCTTCATCATATCCTAAGAACTGTTGTACTTCTTCATTTTCGATGAATGGTATACTATTACCAGAACCTAAGTTTAGTGTTTGAGCTGCTGCATATACATTCTCAATACCATCGATGATTTCATAACCAGTATTGAACTTCTCACCAGAGTATTCAAATGTCTCACAGTGTAATTCATACACGAAGATGTTAGCCAATTGATAGAAAGCTGCTTCGTGTTCAACGAACTTGATTTCCATAAATGTGCCAGAAAGCGGGATGTATAATAAATCACCTTCGTTTGGACGACCACCAATCATGGTAGTGTTTTCTCGACCAATGAAGTTTTCCCATCTTCTACGTGATACAACAAATGTCGCTTGGTCTCGAATCTCTAAACCAAACTTAGACATGATTGTACCTTCACCGGTATATCCGCCTTCATCGATATACATTTCGATGAAGTAAGCTTGATTGAATTCAGATGCTATAGCATCATTCATCACGTTATCTAAGTTCTTAAGGTTTCGTGGGATATAGTAAATATCTTGTCCATAAATCCTTAAGGACTCTTCGATCATATCCTCATAAAGTCTTTGTTCGGATAAGACCCCGGGATTAAAGTACACATTGGTTGGCATTTAATTATCCACAGAAAAAGTCAACTGGTAATTCGTGCGTATTGCGTAGTTCTTCCTCTAATAATCTAATATCGTTCTCAGCATCGTCGATATATTGACGTGCATTGATTGTAACACCACCAGGTAATTGCATACCATCGAACTTAGCTAAGTTTGCACCCCATTGAAATTGTATCAACGCAGTAGCATATCTCTTTAACCAAAAGTCATTCCAAATCTCATCACTCGTCACTCTTCCATAGCCTTCAACCATGATGTATTGTCCAGGTTGAATCTTCTCGCTCCATTTGGTTTCAATGTATAATCTATTTCCGTGTCGCTGATATTGAACAGTCTGTACACCATTTAGTAATGAATCCAAAGTAGAAAGATATTGTTGCATCTCAACAAAGTATTGCATAGAGTCTGCTCTGTATAGAGCATAGAAATCGTTTAAATACATTTGATATTTCATATTAAACATATTCATGCCCGACCATGCAGAAGTCAGCGGCAGTATACGAGTAACTGATATCACGTCATCGCTCAACTCTAAATAACCATTAGCTATGTTGACTTCAGTAACTAAATGTGGAATATACACCCTTCGTTGGGCATCATAGTGATAGTCATAATATTTTTGAAGTGCTTCATCGATGCGATCATCGAGTTGATCATCATCAATGTTAACTTCAAGTACAGGTTGACCTAATGCTCTAAGGCAATATTCTTTTAGTTCTGCTCTACTTGTTGGAGTTGCCATTTAATTTCTCTTATTTTTTTAGGATAGAACGAACCATCCATGCTGTTTTCTTATGAGCTGCCATGCGATCAGCTGCATAATTTGAGATTTGGTGCTCACCCGCTTCTTCAGCGATATCATATAATCCTTGATATAAAGTAATCATTGTTTGTGTATCAAACGCAAGCTTATTAAACATTTCATCTGCGCTTGGAAAACCCTCTTCATCTTTAACTAAACTCTCTGCATTATAAACCGATAATGAACCAGGAGCTTTTTCATTTAACTGACGAATAAATTCTGCTAATACGTCTGATTGAGCAAATAGATCTTCATATACACCGGAGAAGAATGCATGATAATCATTAAAGTTTGGACCCTCAACGTTCCAATGGAACATGTGAGTCTTAAGATATAGTGCAAAGTTAGTTGCTAATACTTTACGGAGTTGTTCTACTAGTTTGTTCATATGTTTCTTTCTATTTTTTTAAACTGTTCCATGTGCTGTGATATCATCAGCTGTTGTTAATACACCAGCAGTTGTTAATGACATAACAGTAGTACCGCTATATTTAAATACCAATTTATTTGAAACGGGTTCGTGCACTATGGTCCATGAACCCAACGTTAAAGTTTTTTCAGTTAATCTGGCATTTGGTAATTGTACATCAGGAGTTTCGATTAATGGAGTAATTACTTTTATATCAGCATTCAAATTGCCAGTTACTTGCAATGTGTCATCTATTACAGTAGCACCCTCTACATTTAAAGTACCATCGACGTTTAATGTTGAATCTAAATCTACAGCACCAGTAACGTTTAATGTATCATCAATTACAGTAGCACCTTCTATATTGACTGTTCCATCAACGTTTAATGTTGAATCTAAGTCTACTGCTCCTTTAACATTTTGTGTACCATGGATTACTGTATTTCCAGTAGTATTGTCTACGGAGAATTTTGTAGTAGTCCCTGTTTTGATATAAAGATCATCATAAATGTTAGTGATGCTACGAAGATCTGTTACTCCAGTGACATCTAACGTCGCTGATAAATTAACTGCTTGACCAACATCTAATGTACCCAATAGTGTTGTAGCACCTTGAGTACCTGCAGCACCATCAAATTGAAATTTTCCTTCTGCTACTTCAAGTTGATAACCAGCTAATATATTGCGTGTAACAATTAGATTATTTCTAATATAAGTATTGTTATCATCTCCAAGTTTACCAATATTAATAGTAGTAGCAACACCTCCAAGATTAATGGTTTCTGCAACAGTGTTTAAAAGATTGAACGTAGTATTAGTAGTCTTTAAATCACCGCCACTGATGATGATATCTTGACTAAACGTTGCATCTTGTGTTACTAATAATGTAGAAGATAATGATACAGCATTGTTTACATCTAAAGAAT